GGATGGCGTACCGACCTTCTTGTAAAGCTCGATATTTCGACTCGACTCGGATAGATCCATTCTTGCCACTATCCTGTCTATCCTTTTAAGTGATGCGTGGGCAGCATCGATACTAATTGTCCTTATGCTGGACTCTCTTCCGATTGCTCCCTCGATTATGCAGCCCCCCGGCATAACGTTAACTGTCATCCCGTTAGCTGCCTGCACCTGCAGATCCGATCCGTTAGGATTGATGACCGCAACTCCATTACTCCACACGGTCTTAACAACATCTCTAATGGTACTATCATCGACGGCTCTATCGCCTTGCGGATTTACGTCAAATTTTGATTCAAAAGGTAAACTTCTCATTTTTCCTCCTTATAGATTAAGTGCTACGTATTTTTGTTTAAAAGGCGTTCCAAACACGAGCTGAGTCTCAACGGCATTCTTTCGCCACACCTCTTTTACCTCCATGATTCGGGCGGTGAACATTTGCTTGATATCATCAAGCACGATTGTGCATGTGTCGCCCATGTCATAATCTTTGAGGTAGAAAAAAGTGTTCTGAAGCACATCAACGTTGATTGTTTCCTGCTTCCAGTTATTAAGCATTTCAAGCTTGCACTGGTTGCGAAGTTGCTCTCGGATAATTGACTCGTTGGCTACCTTTAGCTCTATACCTGACACGTTGCCCTCGATAACTTTTCTCGGGCAAATTGCAAGATCTCGCGGTCGGTTTGTTTCATCAATGTAAAACTCTCTGATGCGCCCTTTGTACTCTCCTGTATCGGTTTTAATCTTTTCCTCACGCTTAAAACCTATTTCGTCCATAGTCTGGTGCGCCTCGATGACTGGGTATGCTCCGCTGTCATCATATACATATTCTATTTTTGACACGTTTTCAAAACCCGCACCAAAAACTACTTTATTTCTCAAATCCTTACCGCGTATAGGAAAGATTTTATAAAAGTACTGCGGTTCTCCTATGTGCTCAATCCAGTCTTTATAGTGTTGTTCCCATCCTGCGTAATTGGTATGCAGCATTTTTGCGTAAAAACTGCAGTCGAATAACCCACATACGTCATACATTACTTGCGCACCATTTGTTCCTTCTTCGAAAAAGTACGATATGGCGTTTAACCAATCGATATTTTCATCAAACGCGACACCCCCGATTAGTGCGGGCAGGTCTCCGGGAACAAACCTGTAATCTTCAGGATCATACCCGCCAGCGTATGTGTTTAGGGTGGTCTCTATACTTACTGATGCATAACTGGTCACGTTCAAATTCTCGCTGTTAAGTATTGGAATTGCTGACAGTGCTTTTTCCGCAAAGAATCCCGATATAGTCACGAGTGCGCCTTGCGATGTAACTTCATATACGGTTTTTTGCACGATGCCTGTTTCTGGGCGACCTGTATTTTTTACAAATTTGACGTGTTTATTCCAATCTTTCGCCGCTAGGTGGACGGAGAAATCGCCAGGTTCTCTCCATTTGCGATTCCATGCCACTTCGATAAAATCAAGGTCTTCAAGTCGATTCATAAATTTATCAAAAAACTGGATCATAATCCGTCATACCTTCCTACATACTCAATTTCAGTGCGTAGCGCCGAGCCACCTACTTCCGCATCCACCTTGACAAGGTTGTCGCCAAAATCAAGTAGAAATTTGCGGAAGTCGTAAGGATCGTTATCAGCAGTAAGTGCTAGAATCTTGTTATTATGTACGGCATATGATTTCGCTGTATCTATTTCGATTCTGTCACCTTTTTTCATTTCAAGATTTAAAACTGCTGTTCTTCTGTTCACAGTAACAGTTATATTTTTTGCGTAACCCGTAGACTCAATTGTAATTAGTGGACTGGCTGGTGATGATCCAATGTAGTTGATAATCTTCTCTGTCGTCAGCTCGTTGCTTGCAAAGTTCAGAGGCTTGCCTGTTCTATATACATGCGGCCATGCCCACATAGCTTTTTTAATGCTAAAGTTGGTCTGCTCGCTACCAATTGCAAAAAGGTCTGCGTACGGTGATAAAAATTCTATCGTTAGATCCTTTAATCTGTGTACATTCCCTAGCGGAAAATTGCTTGCAGTTATTTGGCAATCTAACGCTATTCGTTTAGTTCCTAGATATTCAATTTGTAAATCAAATTTCATCCTGCTGTTATGGAAAGCTATCGCTTGATTTCTCTGTAAATCATAATTTGCGATATCAAGTGGGCGCACTGTTATTTTCATAACTCGTGACAATCTTCGCTGTCCGGTGATAATATCACCATCGCCAACACCTCTTGCCTGTTTGGACGTTTCAATTTCAGAAAAATCAAAGCCTTCCAACTTTCGTAGCTCCCATGCATCTGATTGATAATAAAATACTTGGCCATCTGATCTGATGGCCTTTAAACTTGCTGTATGATTCATGTTATCTACCCGCCAATCCCATAATTATGGCTTTTCGCTCTAACGCTCTAGCTATATCACTTGGGCTCTGCACCTGTTCATGTATGTGTATATGCTGATTTACTATAGTCTGATTTCCTCCGCTCATTGGCTGCGCTGCTATACGGCTTGCATTAAATGTTGTATCAGTCATATAACCTTTAACAGCGTTCATGTTTGCCGTAACTGTATTTAGTACGCGGCCAGAATTCCGATCTAATCCTTTAATCAGTCCTTCATTCATCATTTCTCCAATCCAAATTGTGAATCTGGATGGTGAGTTGATACCTAGGACGCTCTTGATTTTATCTTTGATTGCCCTGGCTTTGCCACCAACCCAAGAGATCAAGTGGTTGAATTTATTAAGCATACCCTGCTTAAAACCTTCAATCAGATGAGCTCCTATGCTCGCTAGTGACCCAACGCCTCTTCTAATTGCTCCTGGTATTCTTGCCGCAAAAGATGCTGCCGTGGATATAGCATGTCCAAATTTAGACGCGATTCCTTGTGCTAGTGACAATATGAGCCTTGCCCCAGCGGCTACCAGTTGCCCTGCAAGGGATACTATAGTTGTTGCAATTGCAATGACTATTTGTGGAATATTGACGACTAGTGACGGGATTGCTTGTATTAATCCTTTTCCTAATGTTATGACAATTTCGAGTCCTGATTGTAATATCGATGGCAAATTTTGCCGAATAAAATTTGCAATACTGATTATAATTTGCGGAATTTTAGCTGCTAATGTTGGTAGTGCATTAGCTATCCCTTGTGCGAGCTGTACCAATAGTTGCGCCCCTTCTTGTAGTAGTGCTGGAGCGTGTGCACGTATCATAGAACCGATATTGCTTACTATTGATCCAATCGACGATAGTATCATTGGTGCACTTGCGACAAGTGTTTTTCCTAGCGCTAAAATAATTTGCCCAATTGCAGATAATAAAGCCGGCGCTGCCTGCACTATTCCGTTAATAACTGCAGTTAATATCTTGATGCCAGCCTGTGCAATCTCTGTTCCGTGAGCCCCTATCATTTGTGCTATTGAGGATATTTTGTCAGCTATACCAGTTGCAAACGAGGCGACCTTCGCACCTATATTATCGGCTGATGCTCCTAATTTTCCGAAAATTGCTATTAGGGCTACAATTCCTGCTACAACCATTATTATCGGGTTGGCGGACAACAGTCCCCATAACCTGGAAAATAACGGCAACATCCTAGATATCGTTGTCAAGGAACTGCCGAGTGCTTGTGCAAATTTTCCAACAAAAATAGTAGCTGGTGCAAGTACAGCAAATCCGCCTGCGATTCCTAAAATTGCCGATAATGCACCTCCGGATAGACTTGCTAATTTCCCGGCAAAACTAGAAAACTTTTCTTGCACTGCAGTTATTGCCGGAAGTAAGAATCCAGCCATTTTAGTACCTATAATTTGAATTGCCCTCGATGCTACCATTTTGATAATATCTATCTGGTCATTAAATGCGTTTGCTTTATCAAGCGCACTTTGGCTAATTGGCTCAAGTTTATTCTTTTTAAATATTTCGGAAACTTTTCTATAAGTTTCTCCACCATCTAAAATAAGTGGATTTAATTCCGCAGCTGATTTCCCAAAAATCGCCATTGCATAAGCATCACGCTCTGTAGCATTTTTCATCTTACCAAGTTTCACGATTGCTTCATCGAAAACAGCATTGCCATTTCTTAAGTGTCCGGAACTATCGGTTACACTTATTCCCAAGGCGTTAAACGCCCTCGCAGCATTTCCGCTTGCTGACTGTGACGCTGCAAGCATATTCTTTTTTAATTTGCTATGCGTTTTTGCCAAAGCCTCTACTGGTACATCAACGAGTTCTGCTGCTGATTTATACATTTGCAGATTCTTAGTACTTATTCCGTATTGTTTTGACATAGTATTGAGATCATCTGCTTGCCTTGCTGCTTTATATGCAGTACCGCCAAGTGCAGCTGAAACAACTCCTGCTGCTAATGACAAAGCTTTCATCTTTCTGCCAACCGCTTCAATTTTTCCGCCCAAAACTGTAAATTTCGTTCCAAGCATCCCTATTTTTGTTTGGGATGCAGTATATAAAGCTTGTGCTTTTTCAAGAGATTTTATTTTTTGCTCTGTGGCAATTATTTCTCTTTGAAAACGCCTGTACTCATCAGCACCAATATCACCTCTTTCAAAAGCGGCTCTCACCTGTTCCTGGTTTGCCTTTAGTTCAGCAAGATGTTTTTTTGTGCCGGTTAGCTGCTCATTTAAGATCTGGCCCTTTTGCTTCATCAAAGTTGCGTTAAGCGGATCTTTTTTCATCAGCTTATCTACAGCACTCATTTCCCCATGCATACTTTTAGCTGCTGATTGTGCCTGTTTAACTGCCTGGATAAACTTTATGCTTTTTCCAGATATTTCAATTTCTAAAGATTTCTTAGGCATTACATTTATCCTTTCGCAAAATTATCAAAAAAATCTTGAGATGTTTCGTCATCTTTATTTCCCTCGTAATACACATCATTGACTTTCTCCGTCATGATGTCGTATATAAGTCCCATATCCATGTGTTCAAGGTCTGTTTGCGTTAAACCGATTTCAGTGCATCTCAAATAAAATAAAGCAGTCGTTAACTTTCGACTGCTTGCGTATTTTTTCCTGAATCAGCGCTCCCCTCACCATCAACAACCTCTTCAAGTGTAGTTTCTCCGCCTTCCCATAGCTCGAAGGCTGTCATAACAACATCTATGCTGTCCATAAGTTCAAATTGCTCAAGCCACTCTTCCACCGTGTCAGGCTTGTCCGGATCAATACACATTATGTATGCCATGTCTTCAAGGAGTTCCATATTCAGGTTATCAACTTCAATCTTTTCTTTGTCAATTTCCCCATTTTTGAGTTTTTTAAGAGTATCTTCGTCAATTCCCTTATAAATGTGTTGCATCTCAACTAACAAATCTCTTTTAAACTTATTTCTAAATTTTCTAGGAGTGATGCCAGATGCGACAAATTTATATTCCTTACCGTAAAGTGTTATTGTTTTTTTTGCCATGTTTTTTCTCCAATCAAAAGCCCCGGCATTATGCCGAGGCTGAAAATAATTTATGCGAATTTTGGCACTGTCGGTGCGCTGTACCATGCGCTATATACCTCATCCTTTGTTTCGGATGACGATACCTTTCTCCTTCCGATGCCTGGAAGCCCTGCAGCCTTGACTTTAATCTTGATTGATTTCGGTTCGTTTGACTCCTTCTTCGTTTCCGATTCATCACCCGGCTTTGCTGCCTTGCAGTAAAAGTAGAGATATCTGCGAGCTTTTGTGTCCTGATCGAACTCAAAGGCAAGTGCAAAGTATGACGGCTTGTCATCGTCACTATCGACGATATTGCCGTCTTTGTCTTTCTTTGCACCTAAGCAAGTAACCTGAAAATCTTCCGGAACTTTATACATCTCAAGTTCAAGTTCCTCGGATGGAATAGCTTCCATGATCGCATAAACGCCGTCATCCGCATATATGTTGTTGGAATCGCCGGATACCTCGGTGCTTAAACTTACAGCACCTTGCCAAGGTACACCTGCACCAAAGGTTAGCTTTTTCAACGCCTCATCCCATGTAACAGGGTAGTAGTGCACGTTTTTTAATCCAAAATGAAATTTACCTTCTTTCTTTTCTGGCATTTTATTTCTCCTTTACTTTAAATTTATATCTTTTTCAAAAATTGATTTAACGTCATTCATGCATCCGTTTACGGTATCCCCCACAAACGGATGACCGTGAGCGGATGAGTATTCAAGGATATTTACAAGTGGGATGTTCCCACTTTTCCCCTTTACTTTTTTTGAATTGGTGATAACTTTCCTATGCTTACCTTTTTTTATTTTCCACCCGTCCTTTAGGTGTCCTCCGTGACCGGCGCCACTCGGAGATGCTGATATAAGTCTATCCTTGACTAAATCTGCGGCTTCATCAATCGCCTTGTCAGTCAGTTTTACGACTTGTAATCCCGCATCTTCCAAAATTTCATTGACGGCTATGTCAAACGTTGCCATTGTGCATTTCATCAGCTAGCCTCCCCACGAAAACAAGTTGAGTTCGAATCCAGTTGTGTTGTATCCGATATCATCAATGTCCCCAAGTTCAAATGCTCCCGACGGGCATGTGAATTCAGCATTCAGTAACGCTTCCATGATTACGCGTTCGCGTTCTCTTACTTTCGCAAGTCTCATGCCTTTAGCGTGATAATATCTAAGGAGTATGCTGTCTTGCCCGGCAACGAGCCTGTTATCCTCATATGTCTGCGAGCTCATCGAGCGTACGGAATACACGCAAAACTCTCTAGGGCTTTTCTTTAAATCAGGTAATTGCCCTTGATATGTTTTGACATCAGGGTAAATAGCCTCATCAAGTGCCTTTTTTAACTTCAAATCTCCATCTTTTGCATACATTGGTTATTTCCCCTCATACCTCTTCAGGATAAAATTCATAGTGCGGTTTTGACGATTATCAACACCCGAGTACAGCTCATAGCAATCGGGGTTTTGCCTATCCGGTTCTCCTCCCGTCATGATGTCTGCTGCACCTTTAGATATAACAACTCTGTTGTCTCTTAAAGCTGCATATAATGCAGGTGCAAACGGCATCATTATGCTAACGGTTTCATTAACTCCTACTGTCATGGCCGCAGCTCTGACGCTGCCATATGTACCAATCCAATTACAAAAGTATGTACTCGTGCCATCCTCTTCAACTATTTTCTTCCACGATGTTTCATTAAGTTCGCCGGGCTTATATTCGTCCTGATCGACTTTGTAAAACTCTATCGGCGTGTCATATCTCATTACGACCTCGATTCTGACCGATGTCAAATATCAGCATAGGATCTATTGCGGTGTGTTCCGCTTCGGTGTTCATATTCCTTTTGACGATTTTCGCGATTGCCTCAATTGCTTGTTCGCTCTTGATTCCCTTTTCGCTGTCCTCTTCAAAATCTTTCTTTTTCCACCCAGAATTAATCAAGGCGGCTTTTGCCGCCTCGATCATACTGTTTAACATTTCTCGCTGCTTGGGCGCAGAGTAGACTATGCCCAAGCGCATTTCTATTTTCTCGATTAATTTATCGTTCATCTACTCCACTTCCTTAAGCTTGCTTCTTAATTGGTAAGAATGCCTTGTAAGCACTAACTACGCCGCCGAGCATCTGATGTCCAAAAAATGCAATCTGCCCCTTATCTTGGTAGATATAATCATTTTCGACAACAACGAGATCGGAGAACTCCGGAAGCTCGTACTTCTGCGGATCTCCGTATACGGCAAAGGTCTTTCCTGCAGTTTCTGCGGAGAATGCCTTAAGCCCGCTATTGATGGAGAACGGAACTGCAAGACCGCCCTTCGCCTCGGAGATTGTACCGCCTGTTCCCTGGAATGTGACATTATATGCAGGATCTCCGTTTTTGAGTTCTACATCAAGGAACTCGTTCAGTGTCTGCTTGTTGAGGAATAGAGTTAGCGGAGATGTTACATCTTCATCACCTCCGTATGCCATTACAATCTTTCTAAGTGTTGACCTGTCGAAAGTCTTAACTTCGAGCTTGTAATTTGCTGGCATAACCTTTGTCGGTGCATTTATCATTCCGAGCAGGTGATTAGATGTGCCGTCTCCTACGACAATTTCCTTCGATGCCTTCTTTCTAATTGACTTCCTCACGTTATCAATAATAGCGGAGAGGTAATCAATTGTATTAAGTTCCTTGACCTCTTCGTTGACCGTCGCAGTGTTGGTAATCTTCGCAGCATTGGTGTCGTTTGTGTTAAACGTCCCCTCGGAGTTGGTGTACTGCCCTGCCTCTTCAGTGTAATCTGCATCTCCGGTATCAACTGCAAATGCAACCTCGTATTTTGCCGCGCCATTCATAGGGATGTGCGCTACAAGGTCAATTGCCTGTGCTACCTCATTAGGTGCTGCCTCTAGTGTCTGCTTATATGCACTAGGGCTCTGTGTGTTTGAAGAAGCGATTGCTCTCTTCTGGATCTCCCTCTGTGCCTCTGCAGTAATCACAGTTGGATTTCCGCTTCTAATTTCGGAAGCGAGCTTGTCAAGATCAATTCCTTTCTTTTCGACTTCCTTTGCCTCCTGATTGCTCTTTACAATCCCTGGAACGGCTGTAGCTCTCTCCTCTGCTGCCTTTTCCTCTGGTGTCTGATCTTCCGCATTTCTTGCCTCTTCAATCAGCCTATCCAACTTTTTAAGCTCAAGCTCAATTGCCGTGAGCTCCTCTTCGCTTCTGCACTCTGCGATTTCTGCTAGCTTCGCAGCTCTTTCTTCAAGTAGTTCTTTAAGTGTTTTCATTTGATTTCTCCTAAAAATTTTTATACATTGCCTGTAGTTGTAACTTTCTTTTCCTCAACTCAAATTCTCTCGCCTCATCCAGGCGGCTTTTCTTCTCACTGTCCAGTAATTCAAAGCTCCTCGCAAAAATTGAGGTACTATCGTAAAACGGCATATCGACCACGCTGACATCGTACAGCTTTTCGATATCCGTGATAGTTCGTGTAATTTTCAGAGATTCACCCTCTTCGACGTACTCCCATTTATCTGTGCCCTGGCGGGTGACAAATGCAAAGCTCATCTTATCAATTAATCCGTTACAAATTGATGTATATACATCTCTGTTAGATGATGTATCGATAAGCTCCGATACTATATCGAGCCCCTCTTTGCTTTTAATAAGCTCAAGGCTTTTATTCCTTGTTCTCGCCATAATTAAAAACTCATCATGATGGTTGTATCTAAGTGGGACATCTTTCATATCCGTATTATCCAGTGCACCACTTGCTATAATTTCAGTATATTCTTCGTCTCCCCATGTGTATGTTTGCGGGGTATCGAAAACTATCGCTCTGCCCTCTATTCTCATTACATCATCAGGATCATTGTTTGCCGCTCTAATTTCCATCAAGCGGCGTTCAAACTTCGGTTTACTCATTATTCTTGCCCTTTCCTACTTGATAATCTGTCGCATTATCAGTATTAACAAAATTTAGTGACTGCATTCGCTGGTGCCCTTCGCCATCCGGCAATGGTTCCATTCCAAATAATTCAGTTCTGATTTCATCGAGATACATCAGCCCTGTGTTAGTTGCCAGTGTAGCCAGGTTGATACCATCCTGCGGAGTTAATCTCTGCAAGAGCATAAAATAACACCTGACTTGATGACCTATGTCCTTTTCTCTATCCGTAAAACAATAGTCGGTAAACGCTTGCTCGAATTGATTTATAAAATCTTCAATGCATGTTTGATAAAAACTCGTATAGTCTTCCGACGAGTATTTTCCAGACAGCATCTCAAGTGATAATCCGAATCTTTCACAAATGTTTTGCTTAAGGAATTTCAGCGTTCCCTCTTCGACTTTCGCATAATCGATTTTCACTGGCGCAAAATCTCCGACTATATCAGTCGCTATGATTCCTGTTTTACTTTTTGTAATATGCGCTTCCAAATTGTCGCGCATTTCATTTAATCTGGTTTGATCGACGGCTGTTTTAGCTGTGTAAACTCCCTTAATCTGTAAACTCGCCTCAATTGATTTTGGAAGCCCCTCAATCGTCTTATGTAGTGCGTCCACGCTATAAATGATGTTCGCATCATCAGCTCTCCCATAATCATCGCCACCAAGCATCATGTTTGTGCCACGTCGCCATTTGATATTGATTAGCTCACTATCTGGCAGCGTAAATATTGAACCGTCAGCAAATGTCATCTTAATTTCGGTGTATTTTTCGCCAATTCCAACTTCTACTGTTTTTGGTGTGAGCACATAAAATGCCTTGAACCATTTAATCAGATTTCCACTGGCAGTTCTCCGCCACTCATATTTTGGATAAATCCAGCAATTCATGTGTTTACGCCTCGTCCACTCGATTGCGGATAAGAAATCGCTGGTTGTCTGATACTCGTTCGGTTTGTATCTAAATAATCTTGTGATATCATCATTGGCAACTGCTGTTCCGTCCTGTGTGACAACCGACTTGATTTTTATCTTTGATATTTCAGCAGCGGTTCGGTCAATACAATTATTGACAAAATCAGATAGATATATGTTATTTCCACCAAGCCCTTGCAAAATTTGCGGATTTCCAACCCTGTATGTAGAGCTGCTTTTTATCTGGGATATTCCCAGTCTTTCAGCGATCCAATCTTTTAATTTCATTCTGTCTCCTAAAGCATTGAGTATTCATTTCTGTAACTTTGATAAATGAAAACAGCATCAAGGCACGATGCTGCTCCGTCAATTTTCATTTCCCTTTTTATCCTCTTCGGCATAATACGACCAAGATTGTCTTGTTTAAAGCTGCAATTCTTAAAGCACCAGTATGTAACCGGATTATTTTGATAATTCAGTTTCTTCTGCCTTAAATTTTCTTCGGTATTTCTCATCGGATTTGATAACGCCTTCGCATCCTGGGGCACATTTTCGAGGATATTATCACCAAATAATTCGTTGTGCCTTTTAATGTATGATTTCGCAAATCTATTATCATAACCGCTTTTAAAAGGCAGTACCCTGAATTCCTGATACATCTGATATTCATAATCTGCAACTATAGCAGTATCAATATCAACATCATCCACAATTGTCACCCATCCTTTGCGTGCCCATTCTGCATAATTTGCTCCGGCCTTTTCGTCAGCTCTCATATCAAGTTTGCTTTGCGGAATCCAAAAGTGCTGATGCACGAGAAATTCCGTCTCCGGTTTAAATAGCATCGTAAGCGAGCAAAGGTCTGTTGTTTCCGCTAAGTCAACACCCCCCAGATACATTTTGCCTCTTACCTCTTCAAGCTCAAAACTATTTGTATTCTGGATTACTGCAGGCTCAAGCCAAGCCTCTGCATTTGATTGTTTTATATTAAAATCCTTGCACAGCGTCCAACTTCTCTTTGTAGAGCTTTCCCTCGCCTCTTCAACTTCTCTTGTGAGGTATCGCATTTTCTTGCTTACTCCAAGATTAGGATTTGCTTTAACCCAGCTCGCTGGGTTCGTCCACACTTCCTCTTCATTATCCATCGTGTAAAGAAAATACAATGATTGCCCACGTGCTCTTTCGCCCTTGAGCATTGCTTTAGCTTCAAGGATTTTCTTGTCTAAATGACCATCTTCGACCGTACCTTCTGTGGTGATCTCAATCATCAAACACTCATCTTTTGCCGACATCGACTGCACAAGTGGCTCAATCAAGGTTTCATCCTCCATCTCATGCGATTCGTCTACGATGGCGAGGTCAATATTACGCCCCTCCTTGCCTTTTTTTCTTGCTGATATTTTCTTGATCTCTGCCTTGTTTTGCTTCGAGAATTTTCCTGTCTTGCGCTTTTGTTTTCTATTTCCGAAATATATGCCGGTGTTATTTCGTCTTGTCACTCTTTCAAGCGATACCGATAAATCACGCATGGAGTCAATTTCAGTGAACACAATATCGGCTTGCTCATAATCATTGCTCGCACAAAATATAACAGTTCCCCAGTTCCCGCAGAAAAACTCTGCATTCCCAAGGGCGGCGGCAAGTGTTGACTTGCCGTTTTTCCTTGGGATAAATAGGAGGATATATGTGTAATAGCGTATGCGCTGCCCGTTTTCATCTGTAGTGTAAAATCCATAGGCAGCTTCGATTATTGCTTTTTCCCAAAGTTCAAGTATAACTGGCTTACCTGCAAATGGTGATTTTGTATGCTTACATTTCGATTCAATAAACTTGATTCTTTTTTGAGCCTCTTCAATATCAAAAATACAATTCGGATTTTCGATATCTTCAAGCAATAGTTTATACTGCAGTTTAATCCACCAACACGCAGGGATCTCGCCGCTTAATATTTTATTAGCATATTCAATTAAAAAAGAGTGGCAACCACTCTTTTTACACAAACTCATTTAACTCATCCTCTTCGTAATCAGCACTACTGCCAAGATGTCTTTCGAGCATCTGCATCATATTCACCATCTGCGCCCTTTGCTTTAAAATTTCGGCATTTAACGGGTTAGGTTTTAAAAGTTTCGGATTTCGCGGATGTTTAAGTACCACACCGCCACTCTCCTGTAATGCTTCGTGCAATTTCTCAAGCCCCGCTTCGCACCTCGCAAGGTTGAGAATTAGCCCTTTCATTTTTTCAAATTCCTTTTGTCCTTCCATATCCTCATCTGGGGGAGCAAAAAGATTTAAGTAATATTTATTAAAATTATCAATTCTCTCTTCATCTTGCTTGATTTCTTTATTTGTCATGTTATTTTTCACTTTCTCATTTATCTAAATCCAAAAAGTCGAAATTTCGGTGCGGATGATTCAGCGGAGGGGGCTCGGTTCTATAGGACCTCGCTCAATCATCAAAGGCGGGGGCTACTCTTCAAAATTTACAAAATAATTTTTAATTATTTGTATAGTATGTGATGCTCTTCCCTCTGCTCTCTTAATGCATTCATCCTCGCTCGTGTCTATATGCACCAGCTCTGCTCCTAATCTGCGAGCCAGAGCTTCGCGTTCTCCTCGATGTGGCAAGCCAGCCACGATGTATGCATCATTAAATCTTCCGTATCGCGTCTTGATTATGTCATACAGTGTATCGCGTATCTTGAACGCAATAAAGCGCAGCCCATCGCTGTGCTCGTGTCCGTCTTTGCCTGTCAGCATCTCATATATCATATCTAAATCAACAATGATATCATTCGTGCTCATTCGCTCTAATGCATATGTTGTCTTGCCACTACAAGGCGCACCATAGATTATATATATGTGATGCTCTGTGTAGCCGAAGCGATTATGTTCTTCATCATGACAACTGTTGCACAAAATCTCTATTTTATCTGGATTTAATGATATGCTCACATCATTAACATTTGATGGTGTTAGTAACACCTTGTGATGCGCATGTAGTTGCTTCATATCAGCAATGCGCCCACACCGCTGGCACTTACCGCTCTTTAATCTTAACAAGTACGATAGATCCCGCCATGCTTTTGAATGATAGAATGCGTCAATTTCCTTGCAACGTGCTGGCATTTGTCGTCTCCTCTTCAACGTAAGCTTCTCCGACTTTAACAACATTTTTAGCAAAATTAATATCTTGAGTGTGCTTACACTTCGGATAGCTGCAGCTATTGCATTTCTTTCTGTTGCAAAGATACAGAATAGTTTTTTCTTTCATCACCACTTGTCCTCTTGCTTTTCTTTTTCGAGCTTCAAACGTTCTTTATTGATTTGCGTTTGGTTATTTTGAAACTCTGTTGCTTTTGTTTTCCATCTATCGCCTCTTCTGTTCTGCAGCCAGTAAATCATAGCTGTTACACTTGGAGCGATATATCGTTTTGTTTTCTTACGAACGATCGTTCTGTTGCCCTCTTCGTCCTCTTCAATCTTCACAGTTTCTTCTTCAACGTAATAACCTTTAGTGAGGTTGTACAAAGCCTCTTCAACCTCATCATCATATTCATCCTTACCCTTCTTGAGAGCTTCTGCGAACTCTGGAAACCTCTTCTTCCATTCGTACAATGTGACTTTACTTATTCCAATCTTCTTGGCTATATCAATATCACGTGCACCGTTGCGAGCCATATGCTCAAGGCGCTTCAATTTGTCTTTTTTTAGCCATTCTTTATATTTGCCGTTCGCCACATTACTTCACTCCCAAGTTATCCACAATTTCTTGTTCTCTTTCTGATAGCTTCCATTCAATCGCACTTCCTGCTTGTGCCTCTGCTTGTGCCTCTGCTTGTGTGTATCTTTCTGCACCTTCTTTCGAAGTCAAAAAACCGCCGCCAAAAATTGTTTTTCCTTCATCAGTTTGTGCATCTAGTGTTTTAATAAATATGCACTCATCTTTTCTTAATTCTAATTTCACTCCATACTTTGCTAAATATCCTAATCTTGTGGCTGTTAAAACCTCTTTCGGATATTTGTATTTTTCTAATTTTCTTTTTTCTTTCTCTGTGTTCTTTTCGTTTTCTTTTTCAATTATTTTTTGGAGCTCTGGCTCTGTTTCAATTAATGCGTTTCCCAAATTCGTCAAAAATGAAGTTGCCACAGTTGCACCATTCTGATATGTCACGTTCACTTCTGTGATAATGTGATTAGCTCTTGAATTTAAATTCGTGAGGTATGGTGCAAACAAAAAGAAATCTATTCCGTTTTCGTTATACCAATCACATATGCTTGTAATTATTGAAAATGGCGGATTGTCTATCACAATGCAATTTTCTGGATATTTATAATTCTGATAATCTCCGCCTGGATAGAATGGTCTTATTATTTCTCTTTCCCCTAGATTGTATTTCTTCACAACGTATTCTTTGACTGTATCATAAACATTTTGCGGTGTGTAGCAATCATCTGTTGTTTTCTTTTCTTGGAATTTATCAATGAAATTTTCGTATTCGTCCGATAAGTCAAAACCGAAGCTCTCCATGTCGATTGATTCTATTTTCTCTAGCTCTTCTTCTAGTATTGTTAAATCAAAATCAGTGTTCATGGTGAGCTTGTTGTGCGCCAGAATGTATGCGCTCTTCTGTTCTTCCGTTAGGTGTTCGAGCCTTATAATTTCAGCCTCTTCATAGCCTAGTTGCTCTAGTGCCATCAGTCTTCCGTGACCCTCTATCACAACATTATTTTCATCAATGGCGATAGGATCATTGTTGCCAAATTGAACTATACTTTCTTTGATTTGGTCGAGCTGCCACTGTGGATGGAGCTTTGCATTATTTTCATTCGGTTTTATTTCTTTGATAGTGATTTTCTCTATTTTCATTCTAGCCTCTTCAGCAGTATTTTATATTTGTATTAACGCAAGAAAAAAGCGACGATGCTGAATTTTCAACACCTTCGCTCTCCTCTGAATCCTTATTATTGCACCTATACTATATCAGGTCGCATGTGTGCATTTAAATGATTTTTAGTGATTTATTTTAATTTTTTTGCCCTAGCTATTTTAAGGGGTAAGTATGGTTAGTTTTCTTTGCCCTGTCCTTTTAATTGATTGTCGAGCTCTTTCAGCGCTCTTCCGTGTAGTGTCAAAGTCCATCTTTTCTCCTTATTCAGAGCTTTTGCGATATCATCCCACCTCTCATCTTCAATGTACCTTCTTCGCAGAATTTCTGCATATGTCGCATCGCTCATTTTATAAATTTCATTCTCGATTCTTAACCTCTGCTTCCAGAGCTCTGCAATCAATAATTCTTTCTGATCTCGAATTGCCGCTAGCTTTACAACTGTATTCTCGGTGACCTTGCTTATTCCAGAGCCATGTGGCTGTGAATCATAGCTAACTGCTTTCACACCTAGTGTTTCTTCGATGTCTTGAATCTGTCTTTCGAGCTGCCTTATTCTCGTAATGATTCTTTTGTAGCTCTCAAGAAATTCTCTAGCTATCATGCTTCCTTCCTTTCCGCACTCAAAGTGCCTACAGCACATCCCATGTTGCTGTATTGTCTTCTAAATCCATATCAAGCTGCCTTATATCTTGCATGCGAATATATGTTTCGTTCCGCTTCAACTTTCTTCCCTTGCGCCATACCTTCAATCTTGGAACAGCTTCCGTTGATATCATTTGATATTCAATATGCTCAAGTCCTGTTACAGGATTGGTATATTTGCGCACTGATTCTTTGTCAATCTCATAGCCTTTAATCGGTTTCAGCTCATCAAGATTCTGAAAGAGCTGTGATATCGATACCCATTCTCTCTTCACAACTGGTCTCTTCAAGTTGCGACTTGGTTTCCATCTCCTTTTTGTCGAGTTGCCAGGTTCTCTGAAAGTCTTTTGTGTTTCTTTGATGAGATACTCCGCAAGCTTTCTATAATTGCGTGACTTGTCTAATGTTGATAACCAGATGTGGCCGCACTTCCACTGCTTGTCAATGATTCTGCTCTCGATATAGTTCATCACGATATGATGATGCACTCTGTGATTCTTGTATTCTGTTACTGCGATATAATAAAATTCTTTGTCTAGTTTCTGATACTCCCTTCTCATTCTCTTAATCCAGTTGTCAAGTTGGCGATTAGCCTCTTCAACTGTCACAATTTCTGCGTATGTTAATGTGGTGTGATAGTCTCCCGGAAAAAAATTTAGGTTCAGCAATCTTGTGAGCATTTTAGTTGCCAGCATATCATTATTCTTTTTAACCGCATCTGGTGTGGCTTTTTCTTTTCTTTTTCTTTTGCCCTTGTGTGGAAAGCTAGCTTTTATACATCTATCAATTACTGCTCCAGCTATGCATGTTTCTCGAATAACTCTTTCTAACATTTTGCGCTCCTCTTAATAGCCCTACTGTTAATACTCTGATGAACCTTCAAGGCGGTATCTCACCGCCTCTTTTTTTCTTCTATATATAATGTATATTTTGTTTAAATTGCAGATGGTATTTTGCCATCTGCGAATCTATATGAACTGTAGCTTGATTTCGTGTGCTCTTTATTCTTGTTAAATTGTTGCTACAGTTTCATATCGTTAGTTATTTAGTTCGTGTCCCTGTTCAGTAAGCTCGCAGATATATACTCCATATGTTCCGTTTTGGTACTGTTTTTCTGTTTCGATTTGTATAATATATGGCGCAAGCTTTTCTAGATCTTTTCCATTAACTAACTCAATATATGTATTCTCTAGTGATACAGTTTTCTTAATTATTGCCATTTGCTTTCTCGCTTTCATTAATGATTATGTCTTCTGCTGTGATAATCGTTGCTTCTGTCCTCCAGCTCCGCTCTTCGCATCTTTCCTTCGCTTTTTCAATAGCCTCGCTCTTTGTTTTTGCGATTACGCTTTTTTCTTCTTGGAGATAAATTCGATTATCCATGTTAAGGAATGCGACTCTCACCTTCCATCTTGTTATCACTTTGTTGTTACTGTTGTTTTTTTCTTTTAAAAGCTCTTTAATTTGTTTAAGCTCTCCTAAAATCTCTTTGTTTTCTTTTCTTCGTTCGTCCCTTTCTTTACTTGCAAGTGCTTTTATATTTTCAAAAACTTCTTCTCGATTCATCTTTTATCCTCTTTATTTATAGCTTTTCTGCTTGCTCTAGTTCTTCTTCTGTCTCTGCATAATTTAACAGGTGTTTTCCTAAAGCTTTAATCTCACTTTTATTAAATGTATTTATTGTCATTGTCCTATACGATGCAATATAACAAGTATTTCGAACTTTGCACTTTGCATTTATAATCAACTGTGCTATTCCCCATGGATTGCCATTGTTGGGAAGTATGACTGAACTTTCCTTAATTTCTTTTAATTCCTTAAGCCATGCAGCTAGTTGCTCATGCTCTTCTCTGCATCCATCGCAGCTTGTTGCTGCAACTTCTTCTGCGTGTTTTATAGCCTCTTCAAGTGTCATTCTCTTTTACCTCCTTAAAATGGTATATCCTCTTCAGTTGCCTCAAATGCATCGGGCATCTCATCTTGATAGTTCGGTGCACTATTGCTATATGCTTCATCTGGCTGTCGTGGTGTACTTTGCTGGCTACTGCCCAGGAACTCAACATTGTTTGCAATTACATCAGTTGTATATATTGTTTGTCCTTCTTTGTTCTTGTAGCTGCCTGTTTGGATTCTACCGTTAACAGCTACTTGTTTTCCTTTGTGCAAATATCTATCACAGTTCTCTGCTTGCTTTCCGAATGTTGTTATTCGGATGAAGTCAGCTTGCCTCTCTTTCCCTTGTGCTGTTGGTCTATCAACTGCAATACTGAAATGTGTCACTGCAGTTTGATTGCCTGGTGTATACACAAGTTCTGGATCTCTTGTTAATCTGCCAATCAGTATTACTGAATTCATTTCTTTTCTCCTTTAAAGGTCCACAATAAACATCAAAGATGCTGTTGACAAAAGCGCTGTCATGGTTAATATCTGCTCTTTTATGTGTCCAAACATTTCAATAAACACTGGGAGCACACCTATATAAGCTACTCCAACTACTATTGCGGCAAACACAATTTTTGCTTTCTTTTCTTCTTCGTTTCGTTGAAAATAATCATGTGTTGCGGCACCTACGACTATAATTAGCAGTGTTATTATTGGTGTTATCAACATGCTTAGCCTCTTTTCTTGCTTTCCTTCTCATCTACTAGCTTTCTATATATAGTGCTGTGTCTTCCGTATATCATGCCTATTAGTTTAATTTTCATTTGACATCTCCTCTAGCATCTCTGGATTCTCGTAAATGTTGCCAAGTATTTTGACGTATTGTTCAGTTCGACCCAAAGATACTCTGCTTCCTCTATAATTTTTATCTATTGATTCAAATACAAAAGATTGATTCTTGTCTAAATATTTTGCAACTCCTATCCAGCCGAAAAAACATTCTGATCTTACGATATCGCCCTCATATATTTCTTTTCCGTTATAATTTTTTAACCCTGTATATTGGCACAGAATAAATCTCTCGCCCTCTTTGTCTGTTTTCCAACACCCTGTGTGCTTGTCGTAGAATCTTGGCAAGTCATCAGCGATCGAATAATTCGTCCATCTCTTACGGGCTTTATCCCACGCTCTGAATTTTATCTCTCTCATTTGTTATTCTCCCTTGTACGGATTTGGTAGCGGCATCCACGCGGTAACTCCTTCAATCTCACCATCTGTGCCAGAAAGGTATACATAATCATCTTCATCAAAGGAGTCTACCCACACGCTTTTTCCATCGGTTACTAGCACCTCTTCTCCGTATTCTGGTAGATTCTCGACCATGTACGACAAATCAAAATTGGCATATTCTTTTTCTTCCTCTGGTGTTAAATTTCTAAAAACGAGTTCGTTCCACTCGGGGATTATGTTATATGCTTCCATCTCTAACCTCTTCATTAATAATTCATATATAGTGTTTCAATTCTCCGCCTCGAACACTCTGCAGTTGTCGATTTATATTCTTTTCGCCAATCAACGAGAGTGTTATTGTAAATCTCGTTTTCATATGCAGAGATCATGATTTTGCAGCTACTTTCTTTCACAATTTGCAACAATTTAATATGCTGCTCATCTGTCATTTCGTGATTGTATAGGTACTTCTTCCTTGTATCCTGCAGATATGGTGGGTCAATATAGATAAAAGTGTTTTCACCGCACATATCTTTGATTAGTTCTAGCGCGTCCTTATGTTCAATCTGTGCATTTTTCAGCCTTTCAGATGCGAGCATGATTGTTTCAGGGAGCTGGCTCCACGATTTTGCAGGGTTAGGGCTTGTATCGCCTATACCTCGTCTGTAACCGTTCTTATACTTGTTTCCGCATCCGAATCCTTGCCAACATTTCACCGCAAATCTACGCGCCTTTTCTATTTCTGATATAGGTTCGTCATTAAATGCGTTCGAGTACTCAATTCGTGAGTATGGTGTGGCATCTATCAATCTGCAGATTTCTTTAGGATTTTCTCTTATAACCTTAAAAAAGTTATAGATATCATCGTCGAGGTCGTTCAGGATCTCGTTATATGCAGGTTCTTTATTCAAGAACACTGCTGCGCTTCCTAGGAACGGTTCGCAGTACACTTTGTGAGGTGGCATGTGACTCACTATCCACGGAGCTAATCGGTTCTTTGCTCCGGGATACTTAAGCAGCGATTTCATTTTGTATTTCTCCTTAGTTATCAAAATTTACAGTTCGCACTTCCTAATTGGCATCCAAGCTACAACGCCGTCTACGCATTCGTCAGTTCCGCCAAGATACACGCAGCCGTTTTCATCTTTTTCGAAGTAATCCACCCATACATTGTCACCATCTGTAACAAGTACGTCCTCTTCATAACTTGGTAAATTTTCTAATATATAATCCCACCCGAGTTCCTTGTATTCTTCCTTTTCCTCGTCAGTTAGTGGTCTTGTTATTATTTTTCGCCAAGGTTCAAGCTCTATTGGTTTTTCTGCAATTAGATTCTCGCACTCCTCTTTTAACCAGCGTTCAATTAGTGCTTCACACATTTCTACATCATTAGCGCAGGATTCACATTCTCTATCACATAGTGTAAACTCTGTTTCGCCATCGCTCACTTTGCGTAAAAACTCGGCAAGTTGCCACGTTTCCATTTCCTGAATTAGTTCATAGTTAGTCATTTATACCTCATTTCCCCAGCAGTCCCATCCTTCAAGTTCTTCTCTTGCAAATAGTTCTATACGTGACACATTTCCGAGAAGCTCAACGATCCGTTTCCTTGCTTCGTAAGGCTTTTCCGAGTGTCTTTTCACCTTTTCTTCGATAACTTGGTGAACTGCATGAGATTTCACGATTTCTTTTGCTTTAGTTTTCTTGCTGATTCCCAACAAACACACTTCCGCATTCGCTCTTGTGTATGCGCCCATTCCCCAAAATAACGAATCTGAAACTTTATTCTTCTTCACCCAGACAAAGGCAGCAGTTTTATAAGTAAAGCCCCACGCCTCTAATACTTTTATTGCTTCGCTGATATTCGGGAATGTTGCCCACAAGAAGCACACCGCTTTATCTGTGCATATATCCCTTACAGGAAGATCACATATTTCTTTTGTTGACATGGTGTCATAGTGCTTCCTTGCTGTACCCCGTGATTTTGCCCCCCCCACTTTGCTTGTATGCCCACGGCGGATCTGCGTAAATCACGTCATATTTTTTGTCTGTGTTAAAAATATCTATTTTCATTATTGTTAAATTCTTCATTTAAGAGACTGCTCAACTCATAAGCCTCCTTTTCAGTAAGAGTGATACCGCGTGACATTTTGTCATGTGTAGGGTTCCAATCTCGTATGTCATATTTTGGATCGTTATCGTTCCAGGATACGAGATTAAGTTCCTTCGTCCATCCATTCTTGTTCTCTGAAATAATTCCAATACGTTCCTTGATTTCATAATTAATCTGATTCATTTTTTCTCCTTAATATATAAAGGCGGTAGCTGCTTGGAGTTTCTTCATGACCGATACAAGTTTGATTTGCTTATTTATAGAGGTAAATATCTTGCTGCCGCCCTTATAGCTTTTTAAGGATGGAGCGCTACTCCATCTATGTTGATTGCATTTTTTGTTCCCACTTTTCTTCATGAGCACTCTTATTCTCCGCACGTTCTCGCAGTTCAATTTCCCATTTCAAATACTGCTGCGCTTTCTTTAAATCTTCTATTCCGTTCTTCTTGTCGGCTCGCATTAGATACTTGAGGGCGCAGCCTCGGCAATGTTTCCGAAAACCTTCATCACCTAGCACCGCCCTAATTACATCTATGCTCTCAACTCCGTTTAGATTTAAATCATAATGTGCTGGTGTCTTCACGTTGTCATTTTCTCTTGGCATTCTCAATTCTCGCTTTCTGCCTATTTAGCTTGTAATTCATGATTTCTGCAGTTTCGATGTGCATCCCAGATTTTATTTGCATCAGCATAACTTCAACATCTGCAACTTCTTCTTTGATTGCGTTGATATCATCTTTTGCAAGTGCTTGAATAAGTTCTGATAATTCTTCAATTGCCTTCATCTTCTGTGCTTTTAGCCCATAATGAGCGAGCATGAATTTTGCCATTTCTTCATTTTTTGTTTTTATTTCATTCATTGCAGCTCTCCTCAATCAGTTTGTTCATGAATTTTATTCCAGCTGTGAAGCCTATTTGCAGCGCATGCAATTCTTCAATTGTTGGCTGTCTCCTGTTTTCTAATATGAATTCGCTGGCTAAAAATTCTACAGACGCTCTGTCGTATTCATCAGCTTCGTATATAACTTCATTCTCGTTCATTTTCTTTCTCCAGATAATTAATTTCGCCACTCCGTATCTTTTCATACATAGCTTCGCGCTCTTCAATCTGCGATTCGATGATTGATATAATACTTCTGATATGCTCCGCAACCGTTGGCGATTTCGTATACTTTAATTGTGACTTGTAGCGCTCTAGCTTGATTTGTTCCATACGGTTCGTAAAAACAAGCTCCCTCATCTTTAGTCGCCCAATTTTGTCATAGTTGCAATGCCAATCATCGTTATGTTCACATGCCTTGCAACACTTATCGCACACATCGCCTCTGATTCGTCTGCACCACCTAAATGCTCGATTTTCTCCCGGTGTGCCATGTTGCCAACCACATGCATCGCATTCAGCTTTACCCTTCATTATTTATCGCTTCCAATTGCTGCCAAAAATGCGACCGTTACGCAAATTAGTGCTGTGATAACAACTGCTGTCCAATTCATATTTTTCCCTCCTTATAAGTAGTTGCGACCGATGAGCAACATCCATGCTCTTCGCGCTTGTTCATCCGTGTAACCTTCATCAATCAATTCTGATTCGTACTGCTGTTGATAAAATTTCTTTAATCTTTCATTTTCAGCTTGCGCCCACTCTGTCGAGTTGCTATGCAGCTCTTCATGGTGTGCTCTGCACACATCAACCTGGAATTCATTATCTATACTGATTTGACGATTTGAGCCGCCAAATACCTCGTGTCGCTCTGCATAAGGTTTGCCACAATACTTGCAAACCCTGTTCGGTTTGTTTTTCCAACCATTCATTTTCTTTTTCTTCTTAGCCGACCGTGGCTTTGGATAGGCGCAATTTTGATAGTAATTGTCCAATTTGCTCATATCATCAGCCACACGACCGGAATTGCGAGTGCTACAATCATTCCAATATCAAATATCAGAAATAACATATTTGCATTCTTGTACCTGCCCTCGATGTATTCATATAACCCCGCTAATCCCACTAGCAGCATTGCCATAATTAGCCACCATGAAGCTTTTAACATTTTTCCTCCTACTCGAACTTTACCCTTCCCCATTTATCAGCATCTTGAGTCGCTGGCTCTTTGCAGCTAACTATAGGGAGTGCTAGTTCTTCTACTATTGCATCTTCAATCTCTGGAAGCTCCGTCCTTGTGAGCTGTTCTTCAGAGAGCATATCTCCGAAATAGCGCTTTCTTCTATCAATATCCACATTGCCCTCCTAGATTGTCA